ATTTCTTTACAGTAAATCTCTACTAAAAGGCGACGTATCGATTGGTCCCATTTCGAAAAATCGCCGTCATAAAAAAGGCGGGGTCGAGCATCCGGACTAAGAATGCGATAAAGATGCTCCATGCCACCCCACGTCCATTTCTGACCTATTCGTATGTTTTTCTTCTCAAAAACCATCTTCGGACGAGATATGAGACGCTCCATTAAAATCATAGTTAAATTAGGAATAACGAACAACCGCATTTTTGACGTTGAAGCCTTAGTCCAGTAAGAGTCGTCTCGCAATCTTGCTAATTCCAAAAATACGTGCTCATACTTCGCCGATGTACTAAAGGAAACCCAAGGAGGAATTCCGGTTTCCAAGAACTCCCCTACCGCTTCTTTAGCTGCGTCGAGATTTTCTCGTTTCTTTCCCTTTGGATTAATGACCACAGTCATCCCGTCAATCAGTAGTTCTCGAGCCTTATCCTGATTTATCCCGGCTCCTGTATGTAATGGCATATCCTCCGCCTCATCAAGGTCCAAAGATGGCATAACCTTTCCTAAATGTTGCTCTGTGTTAAGCATCTTATAAAGCATTTTTTTCGCTGAATCAACAAAATCCAACATGGGAAACAACGACGGAGGAGGTTTTTGCTCTCGGCTCATGGACTTAATTCCATGAATTAACTTTTCTTCAATATTAATGGTCGAAGAAAGAACTGTTGGACGTCCTTTATAAGTACCGAAAGCCATTTTATACGGACTTAATTTATTAAAAGCTAGCTCAACCAAAGTCGGGATACGCGTCGAACCTATTCCTGTGTCGACCTCGCAATTGTAAAATTCATTCATTCCAGGGGGAACCCATAACCGATGGTGCTTCCAGATGTAAGCATCACCTTTCAGAATTATCTCCTTAACTTTCTGATGGATGTAGGAAATTGCTGGAGTCGGATCATAATTGTGTTCCACCGGAGGAGAAATTAAAGTCATATTGGGGCTAGACCTAACAATCCGCACTAAATGCTCTCGTATTGAAGGCGCATATAGCCGTGTGACTATTCCGTCTGTTACTGTAAAGTTACGTCGAACATCATCCATTACCCGCCTCATGCGGTCTTCATCTGACAGTCGGACGTGAAACTTCGTGTACCTGGGAATTACCACTGAGTAACCCTCAGTAATGCTCCCAGCCTTACCTCGCAAAACATAATACAATCACAACCTTTATGCGTGCAGTGCTCCTGGACTACTCCTTTTATCTCCCCCGATTCTTCAAAGTAATT